TCCACCTAAAAATCTTCAAAATCAAGTGATTATAAAGAATGGAGTGAAGTATCCTCGAAATGAACATATAGGAGCTTTTGGTTGTGATAGTTACGATATATCAGGCACTGTTGATGGAAAAGGATCTAATGGAGCTTTACACGGACTTACTAAATTTAGTATGGAAGATGCTCCACCAAATCATTTTTTCTTGGAATATATTTCAAGACCTCAGACAACTGAGATATTCTTCGAAGACGTTCTGATGGCTTGTATATTCTATAGTATGCCGATATTGTGTGAGAATAATAAACCTAGATTACTTTATTACTTTAAAAGACGAGGCTATAGAGGGTTTTCAATGAACAGACCTGATAAGGTTTGGAACAAACTATCTGTAACAGAGAAAGAAATTGGTGGAATACCTAATTCAAGTGAAGATATAAAACAAGCCCATGCCGCTGCTATAGAATCATATATAGAAAACTACGTAGGTTCAATAGAGGATTCATGTGGTGATATGTACTTCCAAGACACTTTAGAAGATTGGGCAAGATTTGATATTAATAAAAGAACTAAGCACGATGCTTCAATAAGTTCTGGTTTAGCAATAATGGCTTGTAATAAAAATCGATATAGACCAACAGCGAATAGAAACATAACTCCAGTATCATTAGGCTTTAAAAGATATGATAACAAAGGATATACTTCAAAAATAATAGAATAGATGCAGATTAAGACAAATATGAGCAGTTCATTTCCTGACCAGGTAGTACCTGATGCTGAGAAAGCTACATGGGAATACGGGTTATCCGTAGGTAGAGCTATTGAAGGTGAGTGGTTTAGAAACCCAACTAGTGCTGGATATAGATTTGCTTCAAATTACAATAATTTCCATAACCTAAGATTGTATGCTAGGGGTGAACAAAATATTCAAAAATACAAAGATGAACTATCTATCAATGGTGATTTATCATATTTAAACTTAGATTGGAAACCAGTACCTATAATACCAAAATTTGTAGATATAGTAGTTAATGGTATTTCTCAAAGAAATTATGAAATTAAAGCTTTTGCTCAAGATCCAGAATCTACTCAAAAGAAGACTGTATATGCAGAACGTATAATTAGGGATATTCAAATAGCTGAATATAATGCTGCTGTTAAAGAAACATGGGGCATTGATTTATCAGAATCTAAAAAAGGGGAAGATACACCTAAGACGATGGATGAATTATCAGCTCATATGCAGTTAGATTATAAACAATCTATCGAGTTAGCTGAAGAGGAATTAATTAGTCAAATTTTAGATAAAAATAAATATAATTTAACAAGGAAGAGATTAAACCAAGATTTAACTATCTTAGGTATAGGGTGTGTAAAAACTAGTTTTAATAAATCAGAAGGTATTTGTGTAGAATATGTAGATCCAGTTAATTTAGTTTATTCATATACAGAAGATCCAAACTTTGACGATTTGTATTATGTTGGTGAAGTTAAAAGTATTAGTATACCTGAATTAAAAAAGCGTTTTCCAAATATATCTCCAGAAGATGTGAAGGAGATTCAAAAATATCCTGGAAATACTAGTTATGCTAGAAACTGGAATGGTAGACAAGGTGATAATGCGGTACAAGTTTTATTTTTTGAATATAAAACTTATACTAATCAAGTTTTTAAAATAAAAGAAACTGCAGCAGGATTAGAAAAAGCATTAGAAAAACAAGATACATTTAATCCACCAGAAGCAGATACGTTTAAAAGAGTATCTAGATCTATTGAGGTATTATATACTGGAGCTAAAATATTGGGTCATAAAAAAATGTTAGAGTGGAAGTTAGCTCAAAACATGACGAGACCCATAGCTAATACTACTAAGGTCAATATGAACTATAATATCACAGCTCCTAGGATGTATAAGGGTAAGATAGAATCTTTAGTTAGTAGAATAACTGGATTTGCTGATATGATACAATTAGCACATCTTAAACTACAACAAGTATTATCTAGGGTAGTTCCTGATGGTGTTTATTTAGATATGGATGGATTAGCTGAGGTTGATTTAGGTAATGGTACAAACTACAATCCTGCTGAAGCTTTAAATATGTATTTCCAAACGGGTAGTATAGTTGGTAGATCTTTAACTCAAGACGGTGAAATGAATCGTGGAAAAGTACCTATTCAAGAATTACAATCATCTAGTGGTGGAGCTAAAATACAATCATTAATACAAACTTATCAGTATTATTTACAAATGATAAGAGATGTCACCGGACTTAATGAAGCTAGAGATGCTAGTACTCCAGATAAAAACGCGCTAGTGGGATTACAAAAACTAGCTGCTGCTAATTCAAACACTGCAACAAGACATATTTTACAAGCTGGCTTATATATTACTTTAAAAACATGTGAAAATATTACATTAAGAGTAGGTGATGCTTTAATGTTTCCATTAACTAGAATGGCCTTACAAGATAGTATTTCAGTATACAATGTAGCAACATTAGATGAAATATCTACAGCTAGTTTACATGATTTTGTTATATTTTTAGAACTAGAACCTGATGAAGAAGAAAAAGCGTTGTTAGAACAAAATATTCAAATGGCTTTACAAACTCAATCAATAGATTTAGAAGATGCTATAGATATAAGGAATATTAATAATCTAAAACTTGCCAATGAATTACTAAAGAAAAGACGTAAGCAAAAGTTTAAAAGAGATCAACAAGCTCAACAAGCTAATATACAAGCGCAAGCACAAGCAAATGCAGAAGCTGCCGAAAGAGCGGCTATGGCAGAAGTTCAAAAGCAACAAATATTAACAGAATCTACTTTGCAAATAGAACAAGGTAAATCTCAATTTGCTATTCAAAAAGCACAACAAGAAGCTGAATTAAAAAAGCAATTAATGCAATTAGAGTTTGAATTTAACATGCAACTTACTAAAGCTCAATCTGAAAATAAAAGGTCAGATGAGGCTCAAAAAGAAGATAGAAAAGACGAAAGAACTAAAATTCAAGCAACACAACAAAGTGAACTAATATCTCAAAGAAAAAATGACTCTTTACCTGTAGATTTTGAATCCAAAGGATTTGATAATCTTGGTGGATTTGGTTTAGAGCAATTTGCTCCTAGATAAGTTCTATTTAATTATATAATATCATATCATGAAAAAAGAAAAAGAAGTAAAAGAAGAAGGCTCTTTTAAAATAAAAAAGAAACCTTCTATGAAAAAACTAAACAAAAAAGACGGACCTATAAAGGTTGATTTATCTAAAAACAAAAATAAGGTTGAAGAACCTGTAAAAGTTGAAGATGTTAAGAAGGAGATTGTTGAAGTTAAAGAAGAGAAAGTTGCTAAAGTTGAAGACAAAGCAATTGAGAAGGTTGAAGAAGCAGTTACAAAAGTTGAAGAAAAACAAGCTGAAACTCCAAATATTAAAGAAATTAAAGAAGAGGAATTTGAACCAATAGGTGAAACTACTGTAGAAAAACCTATATCAGTCCCACAAATGGAATTACCAGAAAATATAGAAAAACTTGTAGAGTTTATGAAAGATACTGGTGGTGATATGAAAGATTACATAAGATTAAATGCGGATTATTCTACTGTAGATGATAACGTGTTATTAAAAGAATATTATACTCAGACAAAACAACATCTAAACGATGAAGAAATTAAATTTATTATAGATGATAAATTTACATGGGATGAAGAGTACGACGAAGAGCGAGAAGTTAAAAAGAAAAAACTCGCTTTCAAGGAAGAAGTTGCTGAAGCCACGAACTTTTTAGAAGGTTTAAAAAGTAAGTATTATGAAGATCTTAAGTTAAGACCTTCAGTTACTAACGACCAGAAAAAAGCCACTGACTTCTTCAATAGATACAACAAAGAACAAGAGGTAGTTAAACAACGTCACGAACAGTTTAAAAACACCACTAAAGATTATTTCACTAAAGATTTCAAAGGTTTTGATTTCAATCTTGGTGAAAAGAAGTTTAGATATGGTGTGAGTAATCCTAGCGACGTTGCAGCTAATCAATCTGATTTGAACGATTTTGTTAAGAAGTTCTTAGATGAAAAAGGAAATATATCAGATTATAAAGGCTATCACAAAGCTATCTATGCTGCACGAAATGCTGATACAATAGCAAAACACTTTTACGATCAAGGTAAAGCAGATGCTGTTAAAGACATCACTGCTAAGTCTAAAAACATAAGTAATGAACCTAGAGATAATGCTCCAGGGGATGTATTTATAAACGGTTTTAAAGTGAAAGCTATATCAGGTGCAAATGGTTCTAAGTTAAAATTTAAA